AATAGAAATAATATTGTAGGTGACGGTTATGATTCAGTAAATTACGGAGATGTTAAAGCGGTATATAAACATGATTTTCTTTGTATTAAAAACGAAACTGTTAAAAATAAATTAGGACACGAAATGCAGACGATTACAGGGCAATGGGACAAAAAAGGTTATTTAATAAAAGATAAAAAAAGAATTCAAAAACAAGTAAAACATAAATCTCAAAGGCATCTGGGTTATGCGATTAAAAAAGAAATAATTGAAGAACTAGGATTTGATTTCTCGATTTCGCATAATCCATATACAGAAAGTTATTAGTACACACAAGTACACACTCAATTTTAAAATATGTGTACTCGATAAATTCAATAATATCAACAGTTACATGCAGATAGTACACGAAGTACACAATGTACACATATAAATATATAGTCATAGTTAAAATTAATAAATTAATTATCGTAGATTTCTAAATAATATACAACTATCACTAAAATTTCTGTGTACTTTGTGTACTAATTATCACGAGGCTATATATATCAATGTTTTAACCAGTACACGAAAGTAAAAAAAGGTGTGTATTTAACTGTGTATGGTACACAATCAATATAAATATGGAGGTTACACATGGATAAAGAACAACTTAAAAAGTATATATACGAATATGTGAAAGAATATAAGGAGATACCGATATATCAGTTAGAAGATTTGTTTAAAGAAATAAATCACGACTATATAGGGAGAACTAGTATCACACACGATAAGGATGAGAATATTGTGTTTTGGAGTGGGTGGAACAAAATTACAATGTTTGCGTTGATTGAATTAGTTAAAAGTGAACAACTTGATTTAGTGTATAGAGGTAGTTTTATAATGCGTTATTTGTTGGATGGTAGAGTTCCTAATTTACCATTAGCTATTTGTTATCCAGAAGATGGACAACAAACTGACGTGCCCTCATGGGTGCCTATGGTATTAAGAATAAATAAAGAGGAGAAAATCAAATGAACATAGAAACTATCGTAAATGAATTTGAGACGCGAGCAGGCACGCTATTAAGGTACTACACGGGATTATTAGAACATAGTAAAGTACAACCATGTTGCTTTAAGTTATATAATGATCCATTTGATATGGTTTATGTGGTGATGAACAACAAGTTATTCGGTCATGTATATATTAAAGATTGTAAGGTGAGGAAGTCATTTGAATTAGCGTCACCTAAGCACACTGAGGGGCTTATAAGAAGCATAGAGGGGCATTATGTAGGTTATGAATTACATGATGGTAAACAGCTTTCTATTAGTGATATGATGGCCAGTCAATTATTTGAAGATGAGTATTTTATGTATGGGCTACAAACATATGTAGAATCAAATAATAGTGATGTGTTTGAGTACCTAGAAAATGGATTTGATACAGATACACTTGAGGGCATTCAATCAAGTAATACTGATGTGATAGCGAATATTGAAATGTTGTATCAGTTAGCTACGGGAATCAATGAACCAGCACGAGAGTTAGTTGAGGGATTAAAATTAGTAACTGAGTTTGTACAAGATGAGAATGCGACACAAGAGGATTACAAGGCGTTAGAACGTAAATTGAATGATCTAAAAGCGTCTTACTATAGCTTGAGTAAATAATGTTATGAGGGGTCACATGTAGTGTGTGGCTCCTAATAAAAAAACGGCAAGGTTTGTACAAGGTATAGAAGTTTAAAATGGTAAGGTTTTCGGAAGGTGTTGGCTTTTAAAATCCAAAAGTTTCCCAAAGGTGCGCAGACTCTGAGAACAATGAAATAGGAAGGTGTACAAGGTTAAAAAAGCGAGGTACAGAACTTTAAAATAGTAAGTTTGAGGTAGAAAGAAAACAATGTTTTATACCAGGGTTGCAAAATGGTGAGAAAAGGGATAAATGCGAGCAATTGAATCAAGAAGAAGTGAAAACCCCAAGATTTTCCGTAGGTTATAAGAATAGTGCGATTTTAGATAGGTACGAAGAATTGCGTCAAGAAGGAAACTAAAGGTAAGTGGTTTTTGATATTGATAAAAGTAATAAGGTTTTAATAAGGTATAAAAAATTTAAAAAGATAATATATGTTAATGTTTGTTATTTTTGAAAAGGGCAAAAGTTTTATTGTTCGTATTTTGTTCGTGTAAAAAATGGGAACTTAAGTTCTATAGAAATTAATACGTTTTACTACAAAATTTCTTTTCCTTATTTTTTTAAGAGGGATAGGGGTGATGCTAAACGCCTGATATAATGCGATTTATAGCGAACATAAGTTTGATTTAGATGTGTAGAATTGGTATAATTAGAGTAAGCAAACAACAGAAAGCATGGTGAGACAATGAGTGAATTTGAAGTAAAAGAAAAGACGTACAACTTACCGAATGAACACCGCCAAGTACTCAATGTGATAAGAAATACGTCTAATAAATATATTACTAAAACAAAGCTGCTTAATCAATTGGGATATGAATATAATTCAAGCAATGAACGATGGTTACGAAGAGTAATCAATTCATTAGTATATGATTATGGTTATCCTATCGGATGCAGTTATAAACCTAGTGAACGTGGTTATTACATCATTACGACAGAACAAGAAAAGCAACAAGCGATGAGAAGTATTAAGAAATTAGCTGATGGCAGTATGAAACGCTATGAAGCTTTGAAACGAATTGAAGTGTAAAACAAAAACTAAAGAAAGAGGTACTTATAAATGACAACTACAACAATCACGGGTGATACGTGGGATGTATATTTTAATGATAGACGTTATAGAAATTTGTTAGGAGATTTTGAAGATCTAATAACAGAAACGAAATCATTAATTAGACAAGGCTATAAAACGGATGTTATTAAAAATAAAATGGATAATAAGGCTTTGAGCCTACAATCTAAATTCAAAGAATTAGGACAAATATTATTAGATGAACATGAAGAAAAAATAGTAGAAATCCAACAAAAAGAGAAAGAATCTTCATATGAGAATCCACAAGTTGAAATGTTGAAACGTCAAGACATAGAGGCGAAAGTAAATTTAATTGATGCAGAAGAACTATTTAATCTTGTTTATAATGCCAATCCTAAAACCACTAATGTATATGAACTTAATATCTATAAAAAAGCGATAGAAAGTCGTCTTACTGAAGATGAAAATGTAAGGTTAAAACCTTACTTTGATGTATTGGTAGAAAAGGTAATTTATCCATATCGAAATAATGAAGAATATCAAAAATTAGAGTATAACTATAATGTTTTAAGACAGTTTGGGTTACAAAATAACGGGCAACCAGTCATCAAACATAGTGATGGCGATATAGAAATTATTAACATTCAAAGTAAGTATAACGAAGTGTTCCGTAACGCTTAAATCAAAAATAGCCTATCCAATTTGGGTAGGCTCTCTTTATAGGAGTGAACGTATGAAACTGCTTAAAACGAAGAATTGTTTATATTATCGTAATGGCGACAATAAATTATCTGAGTATCAACTATTAACGCAATTTAACCCAGCATTTATTAATAAAAAAATTAAGATGTGTGAATTCCAAATTGAAAGTATGTACCATCTGAGTGCGTCGACCACAACATGTGATGAAATAATGGGGATCGTGTCTGTCTCATATCCAATTGAAAAACTAGTTATCAAAATTATTGAAACAAAGGCAAGATTACAAAACTATAAAAATCGATCTATAAGTAATATGGTGTTGTTGAAAACAGTACTAAATCATTATACAGAAAAAGAGCAGAAGCAAGTTGTAAAATATATGCGTTCAAATGGACGATATAAGCCCTACAATGTCATTGAACGCTTACAGGTTGATTTGTATCAAGCAAGTATTAAACAACGTTCAGAACGTCAAAAACAAAGAAATATAGCAATTGAAAATAGCAAGATTGCACGAGTAAATGCTTATCACCAATCTTCACATGTAAAAGTGGTGTAACAATGGATAAACAGCAAATAAAAGGCTTCGTTTGTGATTATCATGAGCGAACTAGAAGTGATGTATTAATAGATGATGATATAAATACTGATGAATTCTTTTCAATAGGTGATGAAAATTCTAATGAATGGATGGCAGACGATAACATTGATGATCATATTGTAAAGAATCACTTAGAAATGATTGTTGACCAAGTAGCTAATGATAAAGAGTTTTATATTTTCGATTCTTTAATACAAGGACGTAGTTATAAAGATATTAGTAGTGTCTTAGAGTGTTCAGAACAATCTGTAAGATTATGGTATGAAACCTTATTAGATAAAATTGTGGAGGTGATAGAATGAGTGAGTTAACGGCAAAGCAAGCGCGTTTTGTGAATGAGTATATAAGAACACTTAATGTGACACAAAGTGCCATAAAAGCAGGTTATAGCGCAAATAGTGCACATGTGACAGGGTGTAGGTTATTAAAGAAGCCACACATCAAGCAATATATACAAGAACAAAAAGATAAGATTATAGATGAGAATGTATTAACTGCAAAAGAGTTACTACATGTGCTTACGAATGCGGCAGTCGGTGACGAAACAGAAACGAAAGAAGTTGTGGTCAAGCGTGGGGAATATAAAGAGAATCCACAAAGTGGCAAAGTACAGTTAGTCTATAATGAACATGTTGAACTGATAGAGGTGCCAATTAAGCCAAGTGATCGTTTAAAAGCTCGTGATATGTTGGGTAAATACCATAAGTTATTTACAGATAAGCATGATATCAACGGGGATGTTCCTATATTCATTAACATTGGTGAATGGGACGGAGACGATGAGGAATTAGATAAAACTGTAAAAGATGTATCTAACGCTAATCCTAACCATACTGTGATTGTGGATGATATACCGTTAGAGGATTGAAGAAAATGAAGCTATGCTATTTATAAATTAATACTAATTAGTTTGATACCATAGCTTATTTACTGAGAAAGTAGACTTAAATGTAACAACACCAGTGTTTATTGATAATATTGGTGGGTTTGAGGAGTAGCAATAAAATAAAGGAGGTAATTGTGTAAAATATCTCTTTTTGTTATTTCTTATTTATTTACAACCGATAAAATTAAATGTATTATATATATAACGATCTAGCCATAACTCTATTCGGGTTATGGCTACTTTTATAGGGGTAAATTTATGAAGCCATTTGAAAGTCATAATAAACAATTGAAAATTCTAAGAAGAAGAGGAATGGAAGTACCGAGTAGTGCTAAAAGAGATTTAGAAAATGAAAATTATTATAATATCATAAATGGTTATAAAGATTTATTTTTAGAACTAGATGTTAATGGTAATTTTTTGGTTCCTGATAAATATAAGCAAGGTACTCATTTTAAAGAAGTCTTTTCTTTATACAAACTAGATAGAAAATTTAGGAATGTTTTATTAGAGTATTTGTTAGTATTTGAAACTCATATTAAATCAAGAATTTCATATTATTTTAGCGAAAAATATAGAGAACCACATTCATATTTATACTTTAAAAATTATTCATCTGACACAAGTAAGACAGATAGCATCGTGAAAATGGTTGCTACATTTAGCTCGGTTATGAGTAATAGAAAAAATAAACCATTAAAACATTATATTAATACTCATAATGGAGTGCCACTATGGATATTGGTGAATTATTTAACTTTAGGTAATGTTTCAAAAATGTATTCCAATTTGGATGATGATCTTCGATTGGAAGTTGCTAAAGACTATAAAAGGAAATTGGAAAGAGATTATAAAACACGTGTTCAAATAACTCCATCAGATGTAGACAGTATACTACAACAAGCACATATGTTTCGTAACGTGTGTGCGCATGAAGAAAGATTGTATGATTATAAAATAGACAGGGCTAAAAGTAGAGCTAATATATTCGCCAATTATAACAAAATATACGATAAAGAATACGTTCCTACAATGAATGGTAGTTATGTATTCGATTTGTTGATTTCACTATGTCTATTTTTGAATAAACATGATTACATAAAATTGGTGAAAAATATGGATAAACTAATAAGTAATTATTCACATTCTTTCTATACAATTACTATAGATGACCTATATACAAAAATGAATTTTCCAGATCAAACAAAAATACTGGATATGTTATAAAAGATATTTTTTAATGTCACTTACGAGTGGCGTTTTTTTATTTTAAGACGCTGAGAAACGCCCTGTGTTGCAGTGGGGGATAAGATTCTGTAACTAGATATGCTAATCGTAAGTGTGACGTCGTGAAATACGACTTCAAACATCGCTGGTCAGTCGATATTCGAGACTGGCCGAAGATTGAAGCATGTGAAAGAAAATGACTTAGCGCACGGAGAGTTTGGTAAGTGGCTTGAAAAAGTTGGGTTAGATAAGTACCAAGCTAGCAGGTTTATCAAAGTTGCAAATGAACAATCAAAATTGCACTCGAGCGCAAATTTAGGACTTAAAGCGCTTTATCAGATAGCAACTATTCCAGTAGAGCATCGAGAAGAAAAACAACAAACGTCTTCAGGAGAGATGAAAACACCATACGAAATGACCAATAAAGAACGTGAAGAATTTAAGCGCCAACTCAAACAACGCGATGAAGAAAACGCACAACTTCAATCACAAATGGAACAAGCACAACGTTCGGAGGAGATAGCGAGAAAGCAATATAAATATGGATTAAATAATTATATTTTTACTATAAAATTTTAGACACACGCCATTTTTTACAATTAGGAATGATTTTATTGCACTTAAGAAATTTTGGTAAAGCGTTATAGTAAGAACTGATAAAATTAAAATGTAAAAATTTTAAAAGGAGTTTTTATTATGAAACAGCAAATGTTATCAAAAGTATTATTAAGTACAGTCGTAGTTATGGGATCAATAGCAGGATCTTCTCTTGTAATGGATGACAACGCTCATGCTGAACAAAAAAGTGATAATATCGGGAAACTGAATCAAAAAAATGAAAGTACCTTGCATCTTTCATTTGAAAAGGGTATTAAAGGGACTGTTGACAAAAATGGTAAGTTAACATTATCTGATGGAAAAACGTCAAAAGTGATGCCAACTAATGCTAAAGATAAAAAAGGTAACGATGTTGTTTTGGTTTATAAAAAGGTTAAAGATGGATTTGATGTTCAAGTAATTAAATCTAGTCAAGAGAGAAAAACTAACTGGGTTAAATGTGGTCTAGGAACAGTTGGAGGCGCTGGCACTGGTGGGCTAGGCGGTGCTAGTGCAGCTTCAGTTATACCAGGTTTAGGAACTGTTGCAGGTGCTATTATTGGTGGGGTTTCTGGTGGTGCCACAGGTGCCGCAGCGTCATGTTTCGGTTGATAGGAGAGTGAATTCATGAAAAACTCTATACTTTGGCGAAAGTCGTTTATTCCTGTCTATTTTATAGTTGCTTTTGTAATGTTCTTACTTTTTAAGTTTTATATTAGAACTGATAATTTTTCAGTTTATGTTTTGATAGCTTTTATAGTCATTTTAGGTTTTGCTTCTATTATATATAACTATAATAGACATTAATTAAGTTACAATTATAATTATTATATTAATGAATTCCTGTGGATTTAGAAATAAGGCAGGTACTTCGGTACTTGTCTATTTTTTATGTTAATTATAAAATGCTCAAACTAAACTACCTATTAATCAGGAATGTGGTTGTTTTAAGGGCAAAACAGTTTTTTGTACATTGATATAAAAATATGACCTCATACTTTGCAGGCGGTGAATACATATTGCAATACGTTAATTATGAAGTGATGTGAATTGTTGAGAAGTATAGCCCATTAAAATGTTCAGTGCTATAGGTACATTCAAACCTTACAACCTATTGATCTAGGAGTGTGGTTGTTATAAAGGCGAAAAAAGGTGTAATTGTGAAACTAGGGGCAAGGGTAGTATGTTCGCAAAAAGTTCGCAAAGTTACGAAATAGTGTGAATGTTCATAGACTTTCAAAATGAACAATATGAGTATGAAACATTGATTTAACAGCTTTTTGAACACTAATGATTATTCATAAAATAGCAGTATATAAAAGAAGAACAATAATATTTAGTTTATTGTAAAACCCCGTAAGCATAGGCTTATGGGGTTGTTTTTGTGTTTTGGGATAAAAGATGAAGGGCAAAAAAGAGGATGTGAATGTTTTGTGTTCGGAATTTGCACAAAGATATGTTTATATTGCAAAAATAATATGAATTTAGATGCATAAAAAAAGAGGCAACCGTCAGTAACAGTTAACCTCAAGTGCATTCCGCAGATATGCACCGCTATTTATGTATAATATTAATCTGTTTTTAGATAAAAATCAAGGTTATTGATAAAGTTCTTTAAACTTCTTAATTTAGGTCTTGCTCGAACGCCTATAATTTTATCATAAGTCGACTCGCTTATCTTTGATCGTAAAAAATCAAGGTTTTGTTCGAATTGCCTTATAATTCTTTGGAGTTCTGCTTTAGAATAAGAGAGACCAGAACAAATTAGAATTAATAAAATGAGATAATCAATTATTCTGTCGAAATCTAAATTGTGTATATCCATTTTTACTGCTAAATATTCTTTTAATCTATTACTTGTCTCTCCAGTTTTAAATCTACAGTCATAAAGTACACCATTGTGAGCTATAGCATTTCTTAAGCCTTTCATACAATCAATGATGTCACCTAGTATATCTTTACTTTGATCAAATGCTGGGGAGTATAATTTTAGTTGTTTTTGAGCTTCTATATTTAAATTTTGGGACATGCAACGAGTGAAAAATACCAGATTTCCTAAAGTGAATAATTCAAATACGGCATATAGTGGCACGGTTCTATCTTGATGTATGTAATGATAAATGTAAGGTTTTGAATTACAATGTTCATGGATCATGTCGTAAATATCTCTTCTTAGTCTAGTAGTATTTTTTAAATGTTTTTTATATTTTGAACTACCGGGACTATAACTTTTATAATATGTTAATGATTTTTGAAATAAACTATCTAAATCAAAGCCAGAGTTTACACAAACTATTTCTAGCAATCTATTTTTAATAGCCGTTTCACAGAACATAACGTGTTTATAGAAAAGGTTTTTAATTTCTGTATCAAAACTGTATAAAGCGTGTAATTCGCTGAATTTTTCAAAATTAAGTTCTTCTTCTTTGTTTAAAAAGAAATTATACCCTTTGAATCCATGAAAATAGCCGATGTTTCGTAACTGGTTTTTTTCCGTGCTACCATTTATTTGGATACCTTTATTGTCTCTTATATGTCTCATTAAACCATCAGTAGTTTTAGGTGTTTTTCTGTTCAT